GCATCGATCAGAGCGGATACTGCGTATTAGAACCCCAGAAAATCCCCATGGTGGGATCGATTGTGATCAAGGGCATCCTGGGTGAACTGCGTAGTAAGGCCGGGATGCCACCCAAGCCAAGAGCGCCGTATCAAACTAAGAAGCGCATGGATCAACACTCACAGCAAGCACTGTAAGATCAGCCAATCGGGGGCATTCTATGGATAAGGAACTGAGAGAACGCAAACTACGCCAACAAATCCACGCCATCCGGGTTAAGAAATTCCACTGGCCGAAGGACGCATTCAAGTACATCATGAACGGCATGGGCTACGGCGATTCGCTCAGAGCCCTATCCGAGGACAAGCTGCTCGAGTTCAAGGCCATCATGTTGAAGTATCGCAGGCATGGTCGACCTCTCGAATACAACTACGACAGGCAGGGCAAGTACATGCACGCTCTGATGAAGCAAGCCGGCTGGACCGAGTCCCAGCTGCGGGCATTCACGATCAGTCATTATTCTAAAAGCCACTGGAACCTGCTCTCCAAGAAGGAGCGCAGAGCGGTTATCGCTATGTTCCAGTCCTACATCAAGAAACAAGAGATCAATCAATCACCAAATAAACAAAGCGATCCTAAGGAGGATTCAAATGAGTAAAGCGAGCAAGCCAGTCAAAGAACGCACCTTAACCGATGCTCAAGGTAGGGAAATCCCTGTGAAGGTGCTGCACACCGAAATATTGGAAAAGGACGCCGCAGTCAAGAAAGCAATGGACTGCGCAATGAAACTGCAAGAACGGATTCTATCAGACAAACAGAAAATGATCCAGATCATCGAGAACTATCTGAACGACGCTGCTCGCAGAAATGGCCTCGAATGGAAGGGCAATGCCCTGCTCATCAGCTTCGATGAGAAGTATCGCATTGAGATGCGTTTCCGGGAAAAGATTCAGTTCGGCATTGAGCTGCAACTCGCCAAGCAGAAGATAGACGAGTGCATCAAGGCCTGGTCTGCCGACTCCAGTGACAATCTCAAGGCCATCATCAACGAAGCCTTCCAGGTCGATAAGCGTGGGCAATTGGCACGTTACCGTATCTTCGCCCTCCGCAGATACAAGATCAAGGACCCAGTCTGGAAGGAAGCAATGGAACTGATCGATAAAGCCATCCTAGTTACTTCCACCAAGCAGTACATCTCTTTTGCAGTGAGAGACGAGGCCGGTAACTACAACCGAATCGTACTGAACTTCAGTGCTCTGTAGATACTGTCTCATGGTAGCCCATCCTGATTTGATCAAAGCAAGGGAGAATGAAATATGGCATCCATAGAAACGATAACAGCAGAGGAGCCAATGAAAGTATTCGACGTCAATCGCAATTACCGACCGGACGAAGTAGCCACCGCTCTCCGAGTGAGCAGAAAAACCGTCTATCGTTGGATCAGAGACATTGCCAATCCTCTGCGAGCATTTCGCACTACAGAAAACGGACAGCTGCGCTGCTCCGGAAAAGACCTTAACCAATATGTCCTCAAGAACCAGGTCAAGCCCGAGTATGAGTAACTCCATCGAGTTCCGCATCAAGCGGGACAACTGCAAAGAAGCCTATTTGAACGGCAAGACCGAACCCACTGAACTGGCGGTGATCTTCGGAGTATCCGAAATCACCGTCCGCAAGTGGATCAAGTCCGGTAAGTGGGACGAAATGTTCAAGGAAGAGCGTAAACTCGACCATGAGATCAACTTGGCCCGCAAGAAGGCTCTCATTCAGGCACTGCGTGAGTATGCCAAGAATCCCGCAGATACCGCTCTGCAGAGCCTGGTCTCACTCATCAAGCAGAACCAGAAAGATGCGGTGCCTTCCAAAGAACTCAATGACTACATCGTCCGCTTCCTGGATCAAGTGACCGACTTCATGATCGAAAGAGGTCACGAAACCCAGCTTAAGCAGTTCCAAAGCATAGTGATAGACCTGGCCGAGTACTTGAGGATCAGAAATGGATAGATTTACAGCCACGGACATGGTTGCCTCCATACACATCCTGCATACCCTCCAACAGCCTACTGATCAAGCGGAGTCTTTGCCTCCGGCTCCGCAGATCCTTCCGGACCCACTACAGCCTCCATCCATACGGCCCGACATGGTCAGTCCTCCGACCTCCGGGTCCCCGACGCCCGTCCCCCTGGGCGTCGGGGGGTTACCCGGTTATGCCTAAGAAGTTCATTCAGCGGCATAACAAGGCTCTGTCGGAGATCGCATCCAAAACGATCTCCGTCTTGCCTTTTATAGACGATAATCCTGAAGCCAAGGCTGAGCGGATAAGACGAACCACTGGATCGGGTTGGGATGCCTTCTCGTTCTTCTGCCATACCTATTTCCCGCATATCTTCCCGCTACCTTTTTGCCCAGCGCACGAGACTATGTTCGATGAGACTGATAAGGGCTCAGGCATCATCGCCATCACTGGTTTTCGTGGGCTGGGCAAAACGGTTCTCATGGGAGTGGTCTATCCGATCTGGATGATCATCAAAGGTGAACGCTACGTGATCCATACTGCCGCAGACATAGATCTAGCTCAAGAGCGTACAGCTTTCACTTTGCACGAACTGCAGAACAATAAGCGGCTCACGATGGACTATCCGGAGCTGCACCCTGTGGATGCCTTCGATCTGGACTTCTATCTCAAGAATAAGGCCAGAATCAGAGCCAGAAGCATTAAGCAGTCACATCGTGGAACGATCAATCCCAAGACTGCTAAACGGCCCGGACTGATCGTCTGTGATGATATCGATAAAGAAGAGAACATGGGAAACCAGAGCATCGGCAAGCGCAGAATGGAGAAGATATCCCAAGAGCTTGCCGGAGCTCTGGCACCCGAGGGTGGTGGTCGGATCATCTGGCTCGGTAACCTGGTACATCCCAATTACTCCATCTGCCAGTTTCAAGAGCTCATATTAGGCGAAATGCGGGCCGATAATCCAGATTTGGACACAAGATACCAGTCGGTTCTCAAAACGCACCAAAAAGCGATACTGCGCTTCTCTCTCGAAGATCTGCATGGCAAGTCCATCTGGGAGGAACAATACCCCACTGCCACTCTGCCTAACCTACGAGCCAAGTTTGGTATGACAGGTTATCAGCGAGAGATGCTTGGTCAGCCTGTAATCGAAGGGAATATCTTCAAGAACCATTGGTTCACAAAGTATAGATCTCTGCCTGAGCCATCCCAGATGAAACGGGTCTGGCTCTATTCCGATCCAGCTTGGGGAGAAAAAGGCTGCTTCAAGGCCATCATCTCCATTGGCTATGACGGTAATAGGTTCTACGTGATCCACGTTTGGATAAGGCAGACTGAGAACACCAAGTTCTTCAGATACTACTATGATGCCTATCAGGAGCTTGATCGAATCTACAGAGTGAAAGCCAGAGCAGCCTGTGAAACTACCTACGGACAGGCACGTATCCTGGCAGACTTCGACAGGTGGGCTACTGATAACCATCTGCCACCAATAAGTCATAGAATCAAGCGTATTGATAACAAGGACAACAAGAATCTCCGCATCGAGAGAACCGAAACCATCATTGAGACGGCCAAGGTGCTCTTTCCGGAGGGACAGGATACACCAACCCTGATCAGTCAGTTCCTTACCTATCCTGATGGATACATCGATGGCTGTGATGCCTTGGCAGGGTGTCTGGAGAGGTTCTCCGAATACGATATCGGCAGGAACAGAGTCAAAGTCCGGAGGTTCAGTTTCTGATGATATTGACAGAAATCAGAAGCATGGAAAGGTGACCCGTTGAGGTAGTTATGAGAAAAGAACTGCAAAAAGAAGACGCACTTAGATTTTATGCCCTGATGACCATGGGAGGATATCTGAGTATAGATGCATGCATTAATACGGCGTATCGTGATTTCTGTAGGACCATGCATGGCATTATGGGCAATGATCGCAACGAGGCCATGCGATCAGAAGCTTCGGATATCATCAACCGAATGATCGGGAAAGTGTTGAAGGTCAGTTTGACCCAAGATGAGTTTGATAAACTACATGGCTCAGCTTGCAAAGCTATCAAGAAAGTATATTCGGAGAACCAAACCTCATTCTTCATTGGTCAAGCACAGAAATGGATAAACATGAGCTTCAAGTATCTCTATTTGCTCCATTTAGCTGACCTTCTTGATGTCAGCAAAACTGGCATTGATATCCTGCAGCAAAACTTTAGGAATTTCCATATACCCATTGATAACATAGTGCTTCACCACCAAACGGTAAAACGCCTTTACTCCGAACACATCGGCAGTGCCGCATGGAGCAGGATTGACGATTACTCAAGGTATCTCGCATTCCAAAAAAACTTACAAGAAGCAGTTAAGATACCACTCATAGTCTTTGAAGGACATATCTGGAAGTAACACTGGGATGAACTATTACGATAAGCTCATGCTTGAGTATTACCGGGTCCTCAATAATGCATGGAAGACCGAGATCAAAGATGCGACCAGGCTTGCCATCCAAATGCTGAGTGACAGGCCAAGAGCCGAGAAGCTAAACAAGGACTCCGTAGATAAGCTTATGGACATCATCAATACCCAGCTGGGAGATGACTTCGCAGCTCTGGTCAATGATCCCACTAAAGCGATAATAGACCGCTGTGTGCGGCTGGGACTCAAGGACACCCTAGTGCAAGTACCAACTAAGACCAGCATCGGGCTCTGGGGCATCGAAGATCAGCATCTCTCATCCACCATCCAGAAGCAGCAGTTGTTCTGGATCGGCAACCACTTTGAAGCTGATGTCAGGCAGAGCTTCGCAAACACTCTCTCAAAAGCAATAGAGCAGGGTTATACCAAAGAGTTGCTGGCTGATACTCTAAAAGACCAATTCAATGACCTCGCCAACCGATCATCCCACTACTGGCAGGGTCTGGCAGAGCATACCGCACTGAGAATCAGAGAGTTTGGGAGGCTGCAAGGCTATAAGAAAGCCAAAGCCAAATATTATAAGCTCGTGGTGATCTTGGATGACCGTACTAGTGACATCTGCCGGGCTCTGGCTGCCCAGGATAAGATCTATCCATTGAACGATGCAATTGAGGTGATGGATAATCTCATGGCTCTGGATACCAAGTCCAACAGCTTGGATGATGCCAGGGAATACATCAAAGCCCTCGCACCCTGGATCAAGGATGATCAGATCGAATACGACTCAGAGATGAACCCGGTAGGTGTGTCCGGAGTGCATACACCCTTTCCACCCTTTCATTGGAAGTGCAGGACGACGACAATGGTTATACAAACATAGCCATTTCATCGATTTATAGCTTTGTGCAATAAACCTCTCAGTTCTTGTATCGTGAGGGGGGGATTTCTACGATGAATCATAGCATGGCAGTTAGCGCAAATTGGCACAAGATCAGTGTAAGGGTCAACAGCATGCGCAGTTCCGCTCGATGAGATCGGAGTTATATGATGAACTTGTATATAATTGCATCCTAAATTCCCATATACTTGCTCAAAATCGAAATTGCAGACACAACAACGATAACCCTTGCTTTGAATACAAATACATCTTGCCTGAGGATTTCTTTCATAAGATACTGAGGTCAATTCTCTTGCAGACCCTTCAAGCAAAATTCCAGGTTCAAAAACTGTGTCGTAATGATCATTGTAGTAGCCCAATATCTTCCAAGTAACCCTAACCGGTATGGTGGCCTGATAATCGATAGGAATGCCAGTGCCGGCGTACATGAAAGGTGATCTGCTGTCTGTTCTGTAAAATATATAAACAAAGCCTGCAGGATGTAGCAGTCGCTGTATTGTTGGGTGCGAGATTTTTGTGTTGTTCTTAGCAACCCAGTGTAAGAGATCACCTTTGAATTCGTTGTTGTAGTTATGCCCCGTTCTTCCTGCAATACCAATATTAACAAACAGGTAGTAATCATTGTTATGCGTAAAGTATCCGGTATCCCATTTCCCACCACGAGTATTAGGTGGAACACCTATAAGTTGAAAAATGTCTTTACGAGTATATTGAGCATCAATTACAAACATAACACACCTCCTTTATGACCTACGGCTTACACACTACATTCAGCGTCTAAGGCTATAATGTGCTGCCCAAGACTCTGGGCAAGCTGAACAGGAACAGAATTACCAATTTGACGAGCGATTGACTGTAGAGATCCAGAAAAAATATAATTGTCTGGAAATCCTTGCAACGCCGCAGCCTCTCTAAGACTTATTGCTCTATCTTGAACAGGATGACCAAACCTGCCATTTGAGAGACTTATACACTTACTTGTGAGAGTGGGAGCCGGTTTATCCCATGACATTCTTCCGTATACGTCAGTATGACCTTTATAGGATTTGTGGCAATGTAAGATCAATGCTTCTGGCCAGCATCTCCTATCACCACCATCTGGAGGAGTGCTTACTATTCTCATATGATTGAGGTTTGACAGAGATGCCGAAACATGATTTGGCAAAGTAGGATGCGCCTGGCCTGCTGCTATTGGAGGATACTTGCTTATTGTATCCCGCACTGTAGTAAATGCTCGAAGTCCATGCCCATGTGTTTTCATGGGTAACGACACTTCACAAATACGAGAGGCTATCAGAACGTATCTATTACGGTTCTGAGGGACACCGTAATCCTTTGCATTTAGAATATTTTTGGCAAATCGATATTCACATCGGCTCAAAATATTCAAGAATTCATTTATAGGTGTGTCCTTATTTTCATGCGATATACCTGGAACATTTTCTACCAGAACCCATGATGGTCTGAACTCCTCTATTATTCTGCCAAACTGAAGTAGTATTCTCCGGTCATACTCATCTTTTTTTGAACGTCTTTGCTTACTGAATGGCTGACATGGAGCACAACCAGCAAAGAGAATTGACTCATTGCTTGTTGTAAGATCAGGATATCTATTGATGATGTCTTGTTTGGTTATTGAAGCGACATCAGCATTCCAGAATTCAGCTCTGTTGTTAAACGCATAAGTTTGGCCGCAATAGGGGTCAATGTCTATTCCTGCAATAACATCTATCCCAGCCAGTGAGAGTCCTCTGGTTAATCCACCCGCACCACAAAAAAAATCTATAGCCTTCAACTATCATTACCAATTGATATAATTTCATCAATCATTTTATCGAAATCAATGTTCGGAACTCCTGGCCTTCCAACCTGTTGGATAAATGACCATGCGATTTTCTCTCTATAAGGGCTGTCTATTGAAGCGATTATATCATATTTTCTTTGTTCCCCAGGACAGACTTCTATGATATTGATCTGTGATACTTTCTTTAAATTTGCGGCTAAACATTTGAATTTTGTGCCTAGGCTTGGTAGGGCAACGTACTCATCTATAGACCAATCATTTAATCTCTTCCTTAGTTTTTCAGGTTTGGTTGATAATGATAACCGTTCAAACACTTCACGATCTATCTCCTCACAGTCTGCCACAATAACCTTGTCTACTTTCGGACTTTGACCACTGCTTCCTAAGTCACAAGAAGGCGTAAGAACTAAGTGAATGCTCTCAGTTTCTCGATTTTTAATAATGTCTGCTAACCTTGGATGATCACAAATTGGCGGTGTAATGTAAATCGATACGGCAGGCATCGCAGGTTCAGTTTTGTACTGATCGATGAAAGCGGCAACACGTCTCATAGATAAGAACTTCATCATAGCAATATTTGAATCATCTACGCTAAAAGAACCAAAATACTCAACTACTAACTTCATCACCTGATTCATTATAAATGATATTTCAACTTTTAAATTAGATAATTCCTGAATGGCCACTTTTCTTTCGTTTAGCCACAGCGTGGCGTTTTGCTCCGAGTTCATACCTTTTTTAATATACCCTACAAATGGATGGCCAGCATCATTGCAATTATCAGCAAAAGCAGAATAGACTAATAGCGGGATAAATCTTTTTTCCCATATTTGCTCTTTCATGCCAATGCCAGTGCTATTATCAAGATTCTCTCCACCGGCATCTTTGCCAGCCTTCAAGTCTAATACAATTGCGTCAGGTAACAATCTCTCTACTAGCTCGACTATGTCTGTTGGAAAATCGTAGTAACAGATCTCATATCCATTGGTTTTTAACTCATCGCATAATGGCTCAACACTGTTTCTGTCATCATCTATAAGCAGTACTTTCATCAGTTCCCTCCATTGGTAAATCGAACACGAAGGACGCGCCCCCAAGAGTACCAGGATAAACCGTAGACATTACTCCATTGTAATTGAAAACAATCTCGGAGGCCACAGTCAATCCCATACCTATCCCATTTCTGCGTGAAGTGACTCCAGGTAAAAATATTCTGTCCACATAATCCTTATTGATCCCCGGGCCCATATCGTCAAAACAAATCAATGCCCTATTTCCCTCAATCCTGGCACTAATTGAGATTATTCGATTCTCAAGTTCTACATCATTAATCCAGAACAAAGCGTTTGATAGTAAGTTAATCAACACAGTGTCAATTTCAGCAGGATCAACTTTAAGTTTCAGGTTTTCGGGGATGTCGAGTTTAACTATAACCTTCTTTTCTTTCAACTCCTTAATAAACAAGTCAATGCATGAAGAAACTCGAGACGAGAGGTTTGAGGATCTAAATCTCCCAGAGAACGATCTACTTGCTAAAGGCGCAAACGTATCAGATAGTTTTTCTAATCTCTCGACACCTTCAAGTGAAATCAAGTGATATTTCTCAAGATTTTCGGTGAAAACCTTAACTTCTTCTCGAACTAGTCTGAGAAAACGTCCGATATTCGTTGTATTATTCCTGATTTCATGAATAAGCATTTCGGCAATCGATCCAATTGTCGCAAGCCGACTATAATAAACAAACCGCCGGACAATTTCACCTCCTGTATCTGACCATTGTTTTGTTTGTTCTTCCACAAGATGAATCAGTTCTTTTGCAGTGGCACCCTCATCGGCATATTGCTTATACTCATCAAGAAATTTTTTCCCCTCAAATCCTTCAAACAGCTCCCTCAGAGGCTTTTCTCGAACTGGAGATCTTTCGATACGGTCTATTTCCCTAGCCTGTTCCAGTTCATGAATTATATCCAGTATGATGGTTTCGAACTCTTCAGACGCTTTATTTTTTTGGAGTTTTTCCCTATCACTAGAGTCTTTAATCTTGTCGTTCTCATCTGCAGTTATAGCCACAAATCCGATTATCTGACTCGTGCTAAGTCTGCTGCCAACTCTACTAACACGACGCAGGTCAAGTTTTAACCAATCTCTGGCAGTATCAGTTTTTGGTAATACTAAGATATCATCTCTGTAAACAGAAATCCCCTTGTGTGATGCAATATCTTTTCGTACTCTTGTTCTTAGAATATCATATCTGTCTGATATCTCAACAATGTCTTCCACTCCGATATCCCATGCACGAATCTCAAAAGCAAAAGGGCCACATGTTGCAGAATCTACCGATAAGCTAACCCTGTTGGTTTTGGGTATATCTTTAATTATTTGGCGCCAGGATCTGTTAATCTCCAATGTTCTTGATACCTTCCCTGTAGTGACAGGTCTGTGCTCGTATATAGACTCGTATGATCCATCAAGTTTGGCTTGCCCTTTTATGCAATACTTTGGATTGTATAAAAAAGCTGGTGGAGCTATTCGATACAGATCTACTTCAGTATCATCAGAGTTGAAACTGATTTGGTCACCTAAATCGCAAAATATTATCTCAAAATCGCTTAAACCTGAAAACGGTGACTTTAGTCGAGCCAGATTGTCCTTTAATGATACGATCGATTGTTGCGTCCAATCACTTGTGAGATTTGATATATAAATAGCCGTCCCAGTACTGCCCTTATAGATGAATGGTAGTGGGTCTGTATACTCTTCAATTATAGCATTGCAGTACTCAATTCCCTCAGAATTAATAATCTGATCCCAATCCACTGATACTTTCCACGCTACGTCAGACTCTGCTTTGGTGATCATTTCAAAGTAGCCTCCCAGTTTTGCAGCCGATAATCTGCCTAAACCCTTGGCTCCAGTAACACGTCGTTTCTTGTCATCTTTTAAACTGATCGGATTTTGCATTCTATATGGTGTGGCCAACGTACACCAGACGTTTTCGATAGTCTCCCTATTCATGCCTATGCCATTGTCAATAATGCTGAGATATCTACCTCTTTCACCCAAAGCAAAGCTGATCATTGATCTACTGGCAAACGCGTCGTATGAATTCTTCACTAACTCGATTACTGCAACAATGTCATCTGTGACTAGCTCTGCACCTAAGGCTGAGAATACTCTCGGATGAACTTTAAAAGGAATATTGTTACTGGACATAGTAAACTCCATTTACATCTGAGATAATATGGGCTCCATTTAGATCGATGCTAAGAATCAAAGACTTATTCTCTAAGAAATCAATTATAGCTCCCACAATCATTCTCATTTTCTCGCTTCTAACACCTTTTAGTGAACAACCCCATATTGTGATTAAACGATATTTATTGCTAACAAGCTCCTTCCATACAGCTAAATCCCTCTCCTTATTCCTGACAAATTTTTGAACCCATTTGTCATGATTATTGATCGGGACAGAGCATAACGAGCAGCCATGAGCATGCCAGAAACAACCATTGATAAAAACCACGGTATTGTATTTAGAAATATACAAATCTGGAGTCCCAGGTAAGTTACTCACATGTAATCTGTATCTTAATCCAGCTTGATACAATTGCTTTCTGATATCGATTTCTAACCGAGTATTTTTTGACTTAATTCTCGACATAATGAAACTGCGGTGAGATTCACATTGTTCTTTCATGGGCTCAATACTATTGTTCTATGACCAAAAAGCATCCGAAAGTCCTAAGTAATTGCGTTCAATCATAAACTCATTTATGCCTTTCGAATCGGTAGCTGGGAACTCCACTTCAATTTCCGCTAGAATTTTCGAAAGCAGATTATCTCCTATCAGACATCCAAACTTACCCCTAAGTGCTTTTTCGTACCAATAGAACAGCTCATCCTCGGTTATGATACTCTGAATTCGTGCTTTCCAACCGATCTGGCTTAGAAGTGACGTTATACTCCCTCGTTCAATAGCCTTGCAAATGATTACGATCCTATCCGCCGTTACTTGCGATACAACACTTTCCGCTAATTCTTCGTTTAGCGTAAGGTGTTTGACTTGAATGGCAAGGCCAAAGTTAGCCCACATATCCAAGCCTCTATCGGCAGCATTAGTTACCCCAACACGATTGATTCTCGCTTTCATACTTACTTTTGTTTTTTCGGTAGACAACTGCATAACCTTACGAGTAAAATCCTCGAACTCGTGCAACAAGTCTATTCTCGTTTCATCAAGGCTAACCTCTACTTTCACCCCTAAAACATCCACAAGAGACGAGAAAAGTGAGTAAACAATTATCTCATATATTTTATCGATGCTCCGTTTCAACCCAGGGACTTGCCAAAACAGATTAATAAACTCCTCAACGGAAAAATCGCTTCTGTCGTGTTTTGTACAGTAATCAAGGCCATACGTCATTTGTGAATAGCGCTCGATAAATCTTCTATAAATGTAAGCCTCTACGATTCCTCCCTTCATTCTGTTTTCAATCCCCAATGCGGCTAGTACCGATGGAGGAACAGCATTATCATTGAAGACATCGTCTTGGTATCGAGCAGAGGATGTACTTGTCCGGCCAAGAAACTCGAGGCAAATTATGTCTCTCCATTTCTTCGAAATAGATCGGTAACTTTCTATCTCTTCAAGATTGATTTGGCCATAGATTCTGTCCTGATGCAGAATCTCTGCAATTTGGATTGGTTTATACAAATGCACTCGAGCCTTGGCAATAACCTTGTCTAGTGCGTCTTTAGCATGACTGACATCCATTGTTTCCCTCCCAAATAAAAGTTTGTTTCTGAGATGCTTGAGAATATGTTGCGGGTTTCTTTGCGTCTAGTGCTTGTATTAACTCGCTAGCAATGCTCTCAATAACTGGAACTGACACTGAATTACCTGCAACGAATCTTAACTTTGAATATGGTATGTTAATAATAAAACTTTCTGGAAACCCCTGCAACCTTAGCATTTCCCTCGATGTTAGTCTTCTTATGCCGTTAACAACTAAGTAATTGTAACTGCCTCCTGCTCTTAACGCGCATGAATATGGCAAAGCAGAAACATTCCCACCAATATTCTCATGCCAGATTGAAGGATAAGGGGGAGTCCCCTTGATCGCATTTAATCGTTTCTTAACCATGTAATCTGTCAAAAAATAGCTTTGATCCACCTCCGAATCCTGCTCTAGTATCTCCGATAATGGTCTATAATAACCAAGTGGTCTGGGGAAATTGAACTCCAGGGGCTCACGAAAACCAACAATATAAATTCTCTCTCTTTTCTGGGGCAACCCAAAATGCAGAGTATTAAGGACTTTATAATACACAGTATATCCCAACATTGTTAGTTTGCTTATGATAACTTTGAATGTGTTGCCATTATCATGCGAAACGAGACGTTTAACGTTTTCAAGAAGAAATGCACTTGGTCTTTTAGCGTTGAGTATGGACTCGATGTTAAAAAAAAGAGTTCCCCTTGTGTCGGAAAATCCGAGGCCTTTCCCAGCTATACTAAATGGCTGACATGGAAATCCCGCCAATAGAATATCGTGATCAGGTATGCTATGGGGATCTATCTCATTGATATCTCCAAAGGGTTTCTCCTTGAAATTTGCCTCATACATAGCCTGTGCATACTTATCCCATTCGGATGAAAAGACATTCTTGCACCCATGCGCCTCAAAACCTAGTCTAATTCCTCCAATTCCAGCAAATAGATCAATTGTCCTGTATGTCACCAAAGCCTCTTTTTATTCGTTCTTCTTTATCTTTACTATATCCGTGCAATATAATTTCAAATCAATTTCAGAATATATTTAAGTGGGGTATAATCTCAGAAAAGTGACTGCGATCTTCACAGCACTTGTCTATCCTTGCTGCTTGAATTCAGCATTTTTCCAACACTGAATTTCACCTGCATTTTGTCAATACTAAATATAGTCTCACGAGTGCCCATCTGAGTTTGCCAAGAGAATGCCCTTCAATCATCTGGTGTATTGAGTATTTCATACACTAGAGGATTCGAAATGGAATTAACATTGTTGAACAGAGTAAGTCAGCAATTAACAAAGCATGAGGGGCTGAGGCTAAAGCCATACCGCTGTACGGCAGGTAAGCTGACCATCGGTATCGGCCGCAATCTCGATGATCGAGGCATCTCCCAGCAAGAAGCCTATGCCATGCTGGAGAGAGATGTTTTGGACTGCGAGCAGGCGATGCTTGATGAGATACCTGAGGTTTACAACAAGCTCGATGAAGTTCGCCAGTCGGTGCTGCTCAACATGTGCTTCAACCTTGGCATCAAGGGACTCCTGGAGTTCAAGAACACCCTGGCTTTTATCAAAGCCGGAGACTGGGAGCGTGCCGCCAACGGCATGCTGGCTTCCAAGTGGGCGAAGCAAGTGGGAATGAGAGCGATAGAGCTTTCCGAGCTGATGAGGAAGGGCCAGTGATACCGATTCCAGTCGAGGTGGACGCCATGCTCGCCATCCTCAATCTGCCCAAGGAGATGGCTAACAATGGCATCTTCAAGGAGCATCAGGGTCTAGTGCTTGAGATTATCCACTCATTGGTTCTACAGGAGCACTACGATCGGGCAACTCACGATGACTTGCCGGAAGAGGAGCCATTCCTGGTTTCTTTTCGTTTTGGGTTCTGTTTTCTGATGCTGCACTCAACTGCCGAGTTTCTCAATTTGAAGACCCTGGGCGAGGGAATAGTCAAGACCGTAGGATTAGACCAGTCTGCCACCGAACTGCTAACTGGGAGCGAAATAGACGCATTCAAGGCTAACCTTGAGCTAAGAGCACTGACCATCCTGCATGACTATCTCAATCCTGCTGGCCTGGATCGACTGAATGAACTCAAGCCCAGACAGCCTCGTCTGATCCGGGTGGGAGTTATCTGATGGCAGATCGTGATGTAACATCTCCGGATGAGCTGATGATTGAGATCTACAGGGCAATCTATGTCGCTCTGGAGAGCAGATTGCATTTGATCGGTTCTGTGATCGATGCCGAGTCCCGCAAGGCGATACTGGCTCAGCAGATTTACGATAAAGGCGACTTCTATGGCAATACCGGTTATCTGCTCCAGACCACTGATACAGCCATGATACTGAGAGTAGGTTCCAATGTGCGTCATGAGCCTTTCGTTTTGGGCGGTAAAGTGCCTTCCTGGACTCCAATCGCTCCACTTATAGCTTGGGTCGAACGCAAGCACCTGTCTTGGACTGATAAAGAGACAGGTAAAGCTCTGACCGTAGCCGAGATCGCCTATCTCATCCGGGGCAAGATCAAGCGGGAAGGCATTGCCGCTCGTAATGTGTTTGCTTCAGTCATCGCCAACCGGGAGCAGTGGATCTATCAGCAGTTGAACGATATCGAGGTGAGCCTGTGACCGCTCTTGAGAAGTACCAAGCCCAGCGCAGCCGCATCTCTGAAGCTCTGAAACTGGCAGGAGTTGCCGAGACTCTCTACAACAAGGACAGCATCCCCAAGAACCTGCCCTGTGCCATCCTGATCCTCGATTCCGAGACAGGTAAGCATGGCACCTCCCGCCAGTATGTGGATACCGATATCGCCTGGACAGTCTTCCTGATCGTCAATGCCCAGAACGTATCCGATCCAGACTCTGAGCTATATTCACTCAAGGAGAAGTTCCGGAGCTACTATCAGAAGCTGATGAACCGGGACCTGCCTAGTGTGGAATACTATACCAGCCGCATCGATGGCACACGCCTGGTCAGGATCGCCAAGATTGACCTGCTGAAATCCGGCACTGGAGCGGGATCATGAGAGTGATGCGTATCGGTACACATAACCTGGCGATCAGCTCAGCCAGTGATCTTTTGGAGAGCAAGTACAAGCCGGAACCCATAGATCTATCCAAGTATCAGCGGATCGGCAAGCAACTTGTAAGTAAAGCTGCCGAGACTAAGAAAGTGGTGTCTCAGCCCTACTCGATGAGCAATCTGCTCAATCTCCTGGATACCGATGAGTACCACTCCGGCTGTATCGATGCCCTGACCATGGCGACCATCATGCAGTTTGACTGCAAGAACAGCCAAGTCAAGGCTTGGATGGAAGCTGCCGAGTTTCCTGCCTGTGAAGATCAGACCACCATCCTGTCAGAAATGATGAAGTTCTATCTCGCCTGTGGTAATGGCTTCCTGATCAAGATGCGGAACGCCCAAGGTCAGTGGATGGGACTGGAGCGCATGCTGCCTTCTGAAGTGCAGATCGTAGAGAACTATGACGAATTTGGCTTCTTCAAACCCAACTACATTCAGGTCAAGAACAACCAGAAGAAAGACTTTGCCTACGAGGACATCATCCACGTGAAGAAGTCCACCCATAGATCAAATGCATGGGGCCTGGCCTGCCTGCCCATTGCCATCAACATCGAGATATTGGGCGAGATCAAGACTTTCGACTACAACAACTTCAAGAACGGGCTTATGATCGACTATTTCGTGATTGTGGAGGGCGGTACTCTCAGAGACGGAACCGTAACTGATGAGCAAGGCAATGAAGTGCTGACCGATGCCTATACCGAGATTGAGAAAGCGCTTACCGAGGTCAAAGGCAATGCTAAAAGCCACTCCACTGTATTGATCGAGAGTGAAAGCCGGGATGTGAAGATACGCTTGGAACCACTACGGCAACAGGATCGGGAGGGCGGTTTCTTAGGGCTCAAGAAAGATCTCAGGGAAGGCATCCTCGCTTATCACAGGGTACCTGCAAGGATCGTCTCACAACTCATTCCTGGTCAACTGGGTGGCGATAACAGTAGCGATATGCGGATGTTCTACCAGTTCGTGGTCAGACCGCTGCAGAATCGCCTCGCTTTGGCTCTGGCAAACGAGTTCAACTATGAGTTCAATTGGAACGTCACTCCGAACGACTTCAACTTCGGTGACCTAACACAAGCTCTCCAGTCTGCTGATGATCAGTTATTTATGCAGAACCGCAATTTCGGAGGTCAGTAATGGTTAATAATCCAACCTATGTGTCCATATCGTATGTCTGCCAATCCAGTGGCGGTAGTTCAGTGGCCGCAAGCTTATTGGCTAGGGATTGGTCATCGCAATGATAGGTTTTAACGCCCCTTTTGTCCTCATGATAGAGAACAACCGTTTTATGCGAAAGAGCTTTCTCATAGTTGTCTATGGCATCTCTACGTTGATCTTGCTTTTTCTTATCCACCAGCAGGCTTTCAGGGGCTTTAACCAAAGCCAAAGACCTGCCTTCAAAGTCATAATATGCAAAGCTGAATATGTTCATCCGTTACTCCAATGTTCATCTGATGACAAGATATTCGGAAACTTACTTAAAAACAACTACCTAACCTAGGAGGTATGGTGAATCACCGAACCAAAAGCATCAAAAAGGGAGAACTTCGCAACGTGGAAGTCGAGCTGGTCTCGCTTCTCTTCGATGAGATGACTCCCGCCAATCAGAAGGGCTTTGTGGTCAAGAATGCTTCAGGCAGAAGCTTTGAACACAAAATCAACTCCACCAAGTTCAAGAGTGAAACGAGTGGCACTCAGGGACGGCTTTACGTCACTCTAATGGAACCCAATATCCACGATTCCCAGGGAGACTATTACACCCGGGATGAGATTCAGAAGTCCTGTGATCACTTCGCCAAGCATGGCCTGGTGGGCAAGTGTGACGTCAATCACAACATGCAGCCCGTACCGGAGTTCACAGTGGTCGAGAACTACATCCTCAAGACCAGTGACAGAGAGCATTTTCCCGATGCTAAAGTCGGCTCCTGGGTGCAAGTCCTCAAGTGCGAAGATCTCAACTCTGATCTCTGGCAGAAGGTTGAGAAAGGCGAGTTCAATGGTGTCTCGATCTACGGACGTGCCGATGACTACCGCAGTGCGGAAGCCAGCCTTGCCGAGATCAAGAATGAACTCAATTCGCTTCGCAAAGTTGCTGAGCACAACAACAACTCCGAGCTGCAGAAGGGCATTATCGCCATTACTCAGAAGATCAGTGATCTGGAGAAGGGCAATCCCAACCTCCAGATTGGCGATGCTATCCACAGCATCGAGAAAAGCCTCAAAGACCTCTCCGTCACAATGAGCAGAGCCATCTCCAAGAGCATTCCTGGAGAGCCGGACAGCAATCAGCAAACCACTGATCGTGAAGTCAGCATCGATGGCAACAAGATCATGGTCAAGGCTGCTCATCGTGAAATCTACAAAGGCATCTCTGATGTGGATTCTGGTAAGGCCATGAACATCCTGACAGCCAACACCACTTCTCTGTTCATCGATGAAGTGATTGGCAGCCAGCCCGGTGATACTCTTTCGGATATCTCGGTTCTGCCTCTCCTGAAAGATGAGAAGATCGACGTCGGCTTGATCGACGACCTGGTCTTCAAGAACTCCCTCGATGGTGCTCTGACGGCTCAGAACGTCTCGACTGCCGATCTCTCCGTCCCCACCGGGATACTCAATGCCGAGTTCACCTTAGGCAGAGACGTGGTCGAGTTCTACAAAGACAAGTACGGTGAAGATGCCTTCGGAGCCTATGTGGAGAACCACATCGCCAAGAAGACCGAGAAAGCCATCCGATTGCTGCTCTTCAAGGGTGATCGGGCTTCAGCCACTGCCAAGATCAAGGCTCTGGATGGAGTGATCAAACTCGCTACCACCGCAACTGACGTCACCAACCTCTCCAAGACCACCTACACCGACTGGGCGAAGCGCTTCGAAGCCGCTCTCCTGGCCTTCTCCGACGAGATGCTGGAAGAGCAGGAGAACTTCAAGTTCTACGTAGCTCATAAGGACCTGATCCGCATCCGGTCCGAACTCGCCAAGCGTGAGACAGGAGCCGGAGATCGCCTGCTGCTGGAAGGCGGCAACGTATCCTTCGCGGGTATCCCGGTCAAACCCCGTCTCATGGATGCCGATTACATCATCGGCGGTCTGCCCAAGTTCATCATCGTCGGCTATCGAACCGATGCCGAACTCAAAGTAGAACACCACGGAAGCGATTGGAAGTACCACTGGTACATCCGCATTCGGCCCGGCATCACCTACATTTCCGGTTTCGTGAAAGTGTTCAAGTTAACCACCTAAGCGAGTATAAGGAGACTCTATGGACTTCATCTTCGCCAATCAGGAGTTTATCCTCGGTCTGGTCTCAGCCCTGGTAGTCTGGATCATTTCCCGCACTACCGGCACGCTGATCGACAAGGCTAAGGTCAACTCAGCTCTGGCCATCATCCTGGACATCATCCAGGATATCAAGATCAACCCTGCCACCAAGGACCTGGACGACTATGCCAAGAAGCAACTGGCAGTGGAGCGGGCTACCAAGTCCCTCCCGGCCAAGCAGACCAATGTCATCCTCAAGGTCTTTGGCACCATCGGGGGAGCCATCGAATACGTGTTCCACAACCGCAAATGGCTCTTTAGTATCGGCAAGGCGATCAAAGGGGTGTTCTGATGCCCCAGCCTATTTCGCAGCCTACCTATCCCTCCAACATGACCGAGGGTGACCTGAGCTTCAGCAAGCTCATGGATGTGTTGATTGCCGATTTCGTTTACTTCGGGATCGGCACCTACGACCAATTATCCATAGAGACGCTGTATGCCACTCAAGCCTC